ACTAATTGATAAGTATCTTCTTTCGTCCATGCAAAACCATCACCAATTGCTTCGGCAAATTCCAACTTGTCGTTCATTGAAGAGATGGTGTATAATTTTTCCTTCAGGAAGTTTCCGATTCTGTGCGGAACTGGACTTTGGTATGATACCGAAAAGTGGTCTCCTGGATGTGGGATTTTATCAACATAATAGGTTTTACCCCAATCACTAACATCGACTAATCCAGTATCAACTTCTAGATGCTTTAAAATCTCAATAACGTAATCATCATATCCGTTATCAAGGAACATTTCAAATCCCTGATGGTCTTTTCCTAAGAATGGTTCATCTTCTTTCTTGGTATATAATTCTGGATTTTTGAAATGTTCTGGCAAGTATGTCCATTCATCACTAGCAAACCCTCTCGCATTACCTTCGTTAGATGGACCATGCGATATTCCTAATAAATCGAACTGAATGCGCATTAAATCGTTTAATACGTAATCTTGTCTTACTAATTGTTTTCCTCTATTATTTTCACCAAGGTTGGTTTCAATATCAGTTGGAGTCCATACACCTACTATTCCAGTGGTTGGATTTGTAACTCCAGCACACTCAAGTTCGGTTGGTGTATTAAACGTATTCCAAGACATGTCTTCAGTACACGAACCCATTGGAATAACAATATCTTCAAGGTTGATAGTACCGTCCCATAAAGGAACATCTGCTGGAATGACTAGTGGTTCTTGTAATCTAAATGTTTTTGGTCTTGTCCAAACATGGTTTCTTCCATGGTACTGACCATAGCCTTGCCCAGGAGTCCAAATGTCCATTGCGACATCAAGATATAAGAAAATACTAATAATATATTTTGAGAAGCCTTCTGGCAATAAGATAGCCATTTCAACTTCAGAATCAAATAAATATTCAGCAAATAATTTAAGACCTACTGGATGAACGAGTTTCTTTAATACTTCACGATATGCTTGAACTGGAACAGACGAACGAACAACATAAGAAAAATCTTGGAAGTATTCATTATCTTGAAGTTTTTTGTCAGAAGAAAGAAAACCAGTTGAGTCTAACCAATATCCGTTAGGCAACCAAACCGCAGTTTCAACCGCAGTAATAACCGTGTCGCCGTTGCTATTCGTTGTTGAAATTTCAACACCTTTATATTCAATACATTCTTCTTTGTTTTCTGGGGTGTTTGCGTTGTTGGCAACGTCCCATGCAGTTCCGTTAATGTAACAAGTTCCTGGGGCGATTATACCCGCAGAAGTAATAACGATTCTGTCTGGTTCTATATCTTGCTCACCAACATCAACAATTATTTCTTCACCTTGTAAGAATATTCCGTTTATTTCCGTTAGGTTTAATCGTCCTCTTTGACCGATGTCGTCTTCGTCAATATCAACAAATGCCGTTGCGCCTGATGTTTGACCAATAATCTTTTTATTATAAAATGGAGTTAAATCTGCTTCTTCGTCCGTTTCAATCCATTTAGGTTCATACCAAACAGAACCAGATGCTTTCATCATCCACTGTTTTGGATAAATGATATCTGCTGTTGTATCGAAATCTCTTCTGAATAAAAAGTTTAAAGAATTTGCTGTACCTTTTTCTTTATACGTCTTTTTAATGTTCTTAGTAAGGAATGCCTTGTCTGTCGTTACAATTGTTGGGTCAATCGCCTGTTTAGGTACACTAGCAAGGTATTGTTTTTCAAATTCTGGAATAAATTGGTCTAGAGAGTGGTCAATATCCACATTCTCCATAAGGTCGGCAATTTGTTTATATTCTCCTAATTCTCCATTGACGGAAGTTTCACGCTCAAGGTATTCGAAATACTTGCGCATAAAGGTGATGAACATTGGATGGTCTTCACGGACATAGTCCGGCACCATTCTATCAACGAATATCGAGAGAAACTTCGCCGGTGAATCTGAAAACTTACTGTTTGACATTATTCCGCCTTCATTGTGATTGTACTATTATTAAGAACTAATAAATTATTCCTTATTGTAGATATATCGTTCGATTTTGGTGTTGCATATAAACTGATTGTTGTGTTTGTATCAATCACTGGAGTGAATGCCGTTAGGTCAATAATTCCGTTTTCGTAATCAATAGTTCCTTGATTCAAATTAATAAAGGTTTCGTTCAAAATATCGTAAAGTAATACATTACCTTGACCATCATCCAAGAATGCCATTTGAGTCCCAGTGACTGCCGAACCAAATACAGATGAAACTACTGAACCAGGATTAATTTCGTTATTAAATTGGAAATTATAATTTCCAGTAGTATTAGATATTTGCTTATAAAACTTCTTATACATCTTAACAGTAGTTAAGTTATTCGAAATAGACTCATCAGAACTATCGATAACATTAACAAGTTTAGAATACCGTAATGAAGATTTGAATTGAGTAAGTTCTAATTTTAAGAATTCATCAATATTAGCAATGATATTCTTTTCAATTTGACCAGAAGTTAGAACCGCAGTCAATGGATTGTATGAAACTTCAGTTTCAATATCAATGTATGTGTATTCAGGTGCTGTTATAATCGGCGTAACTGCTAGAATATTATATTTGGATAAAATATCATCCTTAATCTTTTGTTTATTTAATGGAGATAATTCTAGTCCGTGTTTTGGTTTAATCGATATGAACACAGCACCGTATTGTGGTGGATCATTATCTTCGCCACCCCAAACTGCGATTGAATCGATATTTGGGTATTTGTCTAATAAAATTGATTTGTAATCCTCTGCGGTAACGGCACGGTTTTGTCTTTCATATGATTTAGGGGCTGCTAGTCGAATAGATTCAATACCTTCAGACATTGTACCATAAGAAGAAATATTAACGGTATCTACTAAAGTGTTTCCAGCATTAAACGTTCCGTCAATTACTGTATCTAACGAAAACACTTGGTCTGTTAATGTAGATTTGTAATTACCAACATCGCCTTCTGTTGAAATATATGTTACAACAACCTCTTGGTCGTCAAAAGGTAAATAACCAAATACTCCATTACCAAAATATATTTCTGATATCTCATCAAGACCTTCTTGTAAAAAATATACTAAAGATTTATTATCTATTTCAGATAACCTTTCTGCTGAAGACCAAGGAACGTTATTAACCGTCACTTTGATTGTTTCTCTATCACAACCAGCATCTTTAATCAAAAACTTTTGAAATTCATCAGACCTATCATACGTCCAAGTTAAAGTCTTTAATGAACCTTGATTGACCTTTATTTCTCCAGCAAATTCTCCTTCTTCGTCTGGTTTGATGTTAGTCGTTTCGACAGCAACAAATTTTAACGAGTTTCCAGAAACGTTAGAAGAAAACGAAGTTCCTCTATCGATAGTTATGATTGAAGGGTTTAAGTCTGAGGTATCAAAAGTCAATCTAATAATTGCTTCTGAAGATGTAATAGATTTTGGTATATACCCTAATGTTTTTGCGTGAGAAACTACAGAGTTTCTTAATACTGCTGTATCTAGAAAAGACTCATTCATTGCCATATTAGTATGGAAACCCATATAATGAGTTGTGTATGCCATAACGTCAAGCATAACACTAATGCCCGAACCATCAAAATCGTAATCTGTAAATTCAGATTGACTTTTTAAAAATTCTTTAATGTTATCTTTAATACCGTCAAATTCTAAATTTGATATGTCTTTTATATTTGCCATATTATCTCAACCTTTCTAGGAAAAACTCTAATTCAACTATTCTTACTTCATTTATTGGAGAATAAGTAATCGATACATCGTATCCATTTTCATCAGGACTCGCATTAACTACCACAGAATGTAATTTTATTCTAGGCTCTTGCTTATTAACCGTTTGTTTGATTTGCGTTGCTAAGTCCACTTCCATTCTTGGGTGTATCGGTTCAAACAAAGCATGATATATAGTGGAACCAAATTCTGGATTAAAAGGTTTCTCTCCTTTTTTCGTCTTAATAATATTAAGCAAAGCTCCGTTTATAGCAGACCAATCAAATCTAGCAACAAGGTCATGCGTATGCGGGTGAACCAGCATATCTAAATCTAGATCACTATAACGTCTATTAAGTTCTATCTTTATATTTGGCATGAAGTTATCCTATTACTATTGTATATTTATACTAATTTGCTAAGACATTTGTTGAGCCTGACGAATTCATACTGCCACAATCTAGAATATCACCAACCCTAGCAAGTTGTAAATTGTTTACATACACGTTCGGTGAACCAGATGCTTGAGAAGCACCATGAGGTGGACAAGTTGCGCATCCATGTGCGTCCCAAGCGTCGCCTACTCTATGAGCACCTCTATTATTAATAAAAACATCACCACTTGCCGACGCGTTTCCCCTAGACCCAAAACAACCATGGCCTGTACAAACGTCCGATAATCTTACAGCACCTGCCATAATATTCTCCTATATTAAACTTGCGTCAAATGCCACTGATGTTGGTAAAGAAGAACCAGCATCTATAACTTTTTTAGATGTTGACATTCCTTCAGAAACTATGTTTTTCTTTTTCATAAGGGTTTTACTACCTGATTGACAATTCCAATTTCCACCAAGACTCATACATTGAGGTTTATCGGTTATGGTTAAGGTGCTACTTTTTAAATAACATTTACATGTTATTATTTTTGAAAAATCTCCACTTGAAACCGCACCCCTAATTTTATCCACCGCATTGTCAAACCCACCAACCACTTTATTAGTCACTTGAAACTTAGCACCATCTGGTTGTTTAAAGTATTGATTGCTTGGAACACTACTCGAAGAAAATTTATCAGTATTGCCAGACCCATCAAAAAGGGAAGTCGATACTGACGAAGGCGAACCACCAGCAGATGGTGAGATTGTTCCTTTGCTAGTAGAAAGATATTCTCTTTGTTTATCTACTTTAGTGCGTTCAGCGTTTGCTTTATTTGCTATTTTATCTTTACCTGAACCACCCTGTGAAAAATCTTTTTTCTCTGTAGGAGGTGCATCTGCGCTGATTATATCATCGTATTCCTCTTTTGACACTGATTCTTCGCTCCAAACACCACCAGAATCCAAACATCCAGATTTAACATCTCTATTAATTTTAGAAGAAAATGTTCCACCACTACAATCGGTTATGGTAAAATTAGAAGGGTTTAAAGCATGATCATTAGTAAACTCTACCATTTCTTTATTATCATAAAACGTCTGTGCGGAAACTGGCAATGGATTTTTACCTTGAGCAACTTGGTCTGCGAAACCCGCAGTAGACGCATATCCTTCATCATAAGCCTCTAACTCTTCAATCGACAGTGATTCAGAATAATCCTCAAATGATAATTGTCCAACTGCTGTGTCTTGAATAAAATTAGGATTAGCAAACTTGGCAACTGATAAATAACCTTCTTCATATGCGAAACCTTGGTCGTATGCAATCTCCTCTAACGTTTGTGCTGGATTTGTAACCTCATCATATAAAGATATAATATCGGCCATCACTGGTTCGGTAATGTGAGATAACATTTTTTGGTTTGTAACTAAAGAACAAGGGTCAGATGTTGCTATCTTTGCAAAGGCTGCCCATTTAGATAATTTATTAAGAATTGAGAGAAGGGAGTTTAAATCGTCCTTGATCAATTTTTCCAAACCGTCATGGATTGCATCACAAATGCCTTGCGCACTTTGTAACAAATCGTGGATGATGCTCATATTCATAACAACGTTTGCTAAACGTGTTGGATCAGTTGCATCTTTAATAACTTGTCCAATCCTTGCACCCATTTGAGACAAATCCGCTAACCCCATAGCTGCATCCATCATTGCCTGAGATTTAATGAGTGTCGCAAAGCCCGCAATACAGTCTACCTCACTGCCGACATCGAGTTTAAGTTTATCTGCTAATTCCCTTCCAGCTTGTTGAATACCAGTATTTTTAATATAGTCAGTAGTCGCTGCATGTAATGCATTACCTACATAATTTCCGCAATTAGTCAAATCTCTAGAGAATTGATCAACAGCACCGATAGTTTCAGCAAAGCCGTCATATTGGTCTGGAAACGCTATTTGCATAGCATATGTATCGACATTCGCACCAAAATTCATAGCATTGGCATGGGAATGTAATTGATTAACCGATGTCCAAGTGGGAGATTGTAGTTCTCCTCCTAATCTATTAATTGCATCATTAATGTCTGTAAAAAATGCCATTTTATCTCCTATGGATTTAAGTGTATTGGGTTTCCTTTAATAGTGGTCTGTGATAAAGACTCATTAGTAAACGTTTCTGCTATTGTAACTACCTTATTGCCGAATATTTCTTCATTCCAATTTCCGCCAACGTTGATGTTTACATCTCCACCAACTTCAATATTATAATCATCCTCTATTTTCATATGACAAGAACCTTCAATAGTAACATATAAATCGCCACCAAACGTATCTTCATCTTTAGTAATATGTATAAATTCGTCACCCATAACTATATGGTAATTATCAGAAACAATTTTAGTAACCTTTTGTCCATCAGGGTGAATTTCTTCAAACGTTCCCGACTTATGCTTTCTCATTAACCTTTCTGCATCTGGAGAATCGTCCCACTCCTCAACATGTCCAGATTCACTTTCTCTAACATGGTTGTATGGGTACTCAGCACTGTATGGGTCTTCAGGTTCATCCCACGTAGTGTTTGTCCCAGTATTTTCTCCATCAGCAATTTTGACCTCTTTGTCGAATACTCGTTCACCAATGTCTGGACTATCTTCTTTACTACTTAATGCTGTGTCTTTACTAATATCACCATAACCGTCAATATCTTCAAATTCAACAACCGCGCGTCTATTCGTGTCTGGTTCTTTTATGTAATCTAAATCTGTAATTTCTTTATTGGTTTTCGGGTAGACCATATTTGGATCATTGAAACCTAAATCTTTTGGTCCATCTGTCGGAAACCCACCAAGAGTACCCATTACAATCGGGTCTTGGCAACTTTTACCATCTCTAAAAAACCCGACAACGTGAGTTCCTTCAACTGGGCCTAAAGGCGTAGTTCCAATACCACTCATAGCAGCGGATGTAATTGGTTGCATTGGATATGCCCAAGGTAAATCCTCGGTTGGAATTCCTTCCGTGACACCCTTTTCTATTTTCTCTGAATGCAAACCAAACATTCTAACTTTAACCCTACCAAGCCTCATTGGGTCATTGCGTTCTTCAACAACACCAGTAAACCAAACAAAATCACCAAAACCCATAAAATTCATATCAATTCTCCTACTTCTTCTCGTCTTTCCATTTGTACTCTGGCATGTTTTCGTAACTATCTTTCATACACTCTATTGTCATCACATAATTATCAGTAGTCAGTTTATGATGGATAGCAGTGACTAACCAGTGACCAGATAAAAAGGGGTCAAACCCAGACTCATTAAATAGACTATTATTTGTAGGAACAGTCAAATCGATAATATCCCCCGCCCATACGTTTGAATCTCCAGCAATATCAAATTTGACTAAATTTGTTCTCATTTCTGCCATTTTCATATCCCTAAGGGCGTAATGATTTTTAGGAGTCATATCGTGAACCCTGTATAAATATTCATCAGGCATGAATCCAAGGTTACATTGAGGAACGGACTTGAATTGACCCGCACCGTTTAATTCCGCCATTCCCATTTCAACTTCTTCTGAATCATACTCAATTTCATAACTGTTGTATTCTTTAGTTATTATATTATGAGTATATACTTTCCCACCATAAAGACCATTCATCATAGAAGATGTATGATTGTATCTTTTAAAGTTCGAAAAGTTTGTAGCGATATTTGTTGTTACAACAATACTTTCATTTTTATTTCCCGAACTCAATGTTGCCTCATTGGCAGAAACTACAAACGACCTAATAGCTTTTTCTTGTTTTTTTAACTTATCTAATGTTGTAAAATGAAATCCATCATTATTTTCAAAGAAAAGATAATTTGAAGAATCGCCCTCGGCGGAAAAAGAATTTTCACATAACCAATTAATCGTTCTAAACGGACTCCAGCCTGGAATTACTACATTTTTAATATTTTTTGTAGTTTCGTTCGTTTGCAAATCATCCCAATCAATCTCAAACGATTGTCCGAGTTTTAAGACATCATATGCTATATAATCAACTATCTCAGAAGCTGCCATTGAATTAAACGACCTATTAATTCTTGTTCTATTATTCTCAATTAAATAAGGGGAAACAATACCCATTTGGGAATATGTCATACCAGTTTTGTCTGAACTCCGTTGAATGTTGTCGTATGAATTAACCCTAAAAGTTTTCTCTAAATTTGAGTCAATTTCCTCTGCATCACCTGTAGTAAGTATTCTAATATGAACAGATTCATCCCCAGCACCAATCACATTATGGTTTTCCGCAAAGCCGTCCATATCTTTTAATAATACTTTACCAAACATACAATCGTTATAAATGCTCTCGTATATAGAAATTTCGTCTAAATACTTTCTCATATCGATTGTATCCCCATACATATTAATAAAATCCACCTTCAACGCACTTCTTTCGGTTGGGTTGAAGGTGTTTACGTTTCCATTATCATCTGCTATGGACATTATTTATCCTTGCTGTTGTTTTTTTAAAGATTTTATATACAAATTCAACTCAGTTTCTAATTGACCTAGAAATTCCGGCTTGACTATATTAACCCTTCTTTTTTTATCGTTCTCGTGAATGTGGTGTTCAAGATTAGTAATTGGGTTTAAATCACTAGCATCAAACTCATAAACATTAAACTCATCATCTTCATAATGGTGAATATCGTTCATACCGTCATCACCATATACTTTCTCGCAATACATTATTATTTCATCGTCTGTCATTAACCAATCGTAAAATGGGTCAACTACATCATTTGCGGCGCATATTAACCACCAATAATCTTGAGTTCCATAAACTTTTAGTGAAAGTCTTTCTGGAGTGTCGCTATCAACTATATTAATTTTTAAATAATCTGTTGATAATTTATGAACATTGTCATATAAAGAAAATCTATGACTAATATCGGCAAGAGTCATACCTTTATATTCTAATTTTGGTAATAAACTTTGGTACTTAATCATTAGTATCCCTTCTTAATAGATTGTTGAGTCATTGGAAGAATTTCCTTTAGATTTAATCCCAACTTTGTGTTTAGCGGTGCGCCATCATCGTATGCTGAGTACCCACCAGCTTGGGTTGAATATCCCACGGTTACATCAGTCATGAAACAATCTCCGATGTTTGGCAAGTGGTGGTTCTCAACATATTTTCCACCAACGAGTTGGTAGAATCTCATATTGACCGTGTATGGTATAGTCAGAGTTGTTAATGATTCATTTTGCCAATCTCCAGAGCCGTCAGTGTTATATGCTGTATCTTCATTCGTTGCTGATTTCTTCGCATCTGATAACGCCTTCGCCGCCTCTGCCAATACTCTAGCCTTGGTCAGTCCTGCAGCTTTATTCATTTTGCCATAAGTCTTTTTATGATCAGCCAAATCCCTTTCTGCTACCCTCACCTGCGCTTCTCTCGATTTAACCGAACCGTCTTTTCCAAAGAAATCAGTCTTTCCTGGCATCGCAGCTTGTTTAATATGAAAAACAATATCTTCAATACTTTTCTGCTCGTCAGAATCTTTTGGTGTGAGCGTCCAAGAAAAAGTATGATTTCGTAAATTCGCGCCTTTGAATACAACGCCTAAATTATTATTAGCAACGGCTCCTTGGTTCATTCTTGCTGAATTATTCAATGTCGTTAATGAATCATACCCTGATATAAGTTCTTTAGCAATACCACTCAATGAACCTGACCCTCTACCAGCACCAGAAGTGCCAAATCCCCACAAATCCATATTTGCATCGATATTAGCACGATTGTTGTGATGAAAATCATCTGCGTCTTCAAACTGGGCAGTATATGAAAAGTTTAATTGTTCTGGCATAGGCAACCATACCGTAAACGTTACATCTTGAAATAAGTCTTGATTGCTTGGTGTGCTATCGGTATTTTTCGACCAACGATTAAATTCCAGCCTGGCAACAAAACCGCCAGTTGATGTGTCTTGATCGGCTGGAAAGTAGAATGATTCGGACATTGGTATTCCTTATAACAATATGTATGAACTATTTATATAAATATATGTGATGGCACAAAAAGGGAAATACAAGGTACGCAACCGAGATAAATATGTTGGGGATGTTAATAGTGTAACGTATCGAAGTTCTTGGGAAAGAAGGTTTATGGTATGGTGCGATGACAACCCATCAGTGATTGCATGGAATAGCGAAGAAGTTATAATACCTTATTATAGTCCAGTTGATAATAAAATGCATAAGTATTATGTGGATTTTCTTATCAAAACCAGAAATAGTGACGGCATCATTAAACATACATTAATTGAAGTAAAACCTGACGAACAAACAAGACCCCCAGTTATGGGGAAAACTAAAAAGAGTAAGTATAGATATTTAAGAGAATTAAAGACTTGGAAAGTCAACGAAGCAAAATGGAAAGAAGCAACTGAATTCTGCCTTGACCGTAAATGGGAATTTAAAATTTTAACTGAAAAACACTTAATGAAGTAGGAACATGCCAGCAAATAGATTTAAAAAATTATCAAAAACTTCTAAATTAAAAACCAGTGCTTCATGGTTTAAAAGTAAAGTTGGTAAAGCATCCCGTGGTTTTAAAAAAGCAAAATTAGCGCCTGGAAAGATGTACACATTCGGGTATGATGCTAAACACAAAAAGACATTACCGTATTGGGATAGATTTCCACTGATTGTAGTTCTAGACGTTTCCTCTAAAGGGTTCATTGGTTTGAATTTTCACTACCTTGCCCCTAAAGAACGTGAGATATTTTTAAAGAAATTATTAAAATTCTCTAACCAAAATCAAAGAAATTCAAAAACCAAATTTAACCTTACTTGGAATGCGGTCAAGAAAATACCCGGCGCAGACAAAATGATACATAAATATCTATACAGTCAAGTAAAAACCTCGATGCTAGAATCACCGTCCGAAGAATGGGAAAATGTAATATATTTACCATATCAGAAATTTGTAGGTGAAAAAGCAGCTACCGTTTGGAGAAAATAAATGAACTTAATAAATTTTGTAAGAGGGGTCAAATCCGGCGATTATGCTAGAACCAATCTATTCACCGTATCTTTTGGAGAGAATGTACCGAAAGGATATACGAGGTTATCTAGAGCATTTGATCATCACGATGTTTCATTTACGACAAAAGAGGTATCACTCCCTGGCAAGCAATTAGGCTCAGAAACTACAAAACGATTTGGTACTATATTTAAAGTAGCAAACGATTTGATAATCGATAGTGTTTCAATGACGATTATTTGTAACAGCGATATGAGAGAAAGAATATTTTTTGAAGGTTGGTTATCTTCAATTGCTGGACGAAACCAAGAAGGAATGTTGGATAACGATTATGCCGAGTTAGGGGCAATGATGTATTATAACGACTACATTTCCGAAATCATTATAAAAACTCTGCATAGGGATGGAAAAGCGGCATATGCGGTTAAATTGATGGAAGCATACCCAACTGCAGTTAGTCCTATACAACTTGCTTGGGGCGACGCAGGTGAAGTTGCGCAATTTCAAGTAACATTTGCTATACGCGATTGGGTGTCGATAGATTTCCATACAGAAGATTTGCATATGACTAACTTAATGGATGATGCTGAGTTAGACCAACTGATGATGGAAGCATCTTCTGATCAAGACGGTATGGAAGATGAGTGGCATAAACAAAAATTAGAGCAAGAAGAATTAGATAAGTTAATGAACGCTGCCGAAATGGACCAACTGATGATGGAAGCATCTTCTGATCAAGACGGTATGGAAGATGAGTGGCATAATGAGAAATCACGACTAATGGCTCAAGGTTTTTTAGAGGCAGATGCAGTACGTATGACGGGCGAATTCATTGCCGCGGATATTGCTAGAGGCGAAGCAGAAGCTGTTGCGTTTAATAAGACTTTTGCTGACGCTGAGTATCAAACTGATATGCAAGCGGCTAATATCCAACAAGAATACGCTAATGAAGAACAATCGCGTGCATTAGCAAAATCACTACACGAAGAAACCTCTAGGGATTTAGCAGACCAATTTAAAGACAAAGACTGGGAAGAAAATGCCAGACAAGACATTGAAATGGATAATATCGATGATCAATTTGGTAGATTGGATGGAGAATATTACTTAAAAGAAGTTGAAACTGCGAGAAACGCTGCCATTGCCGCCGAGGATAAATTGTTTGAAGATGAAGGTAGACAAGAATTTGAAATGGATAATATCGATGATCAATTTGAAGAATTGGATAAGGCATACGAAGGTCAAGTGAGAGCAGCCGAACTTGAGCATATGAAGAATGCTCAAATCATGGCACATGGTTTTAAGGCTGGTGACGCACAGGCAATGGCAGAAGGTTTTATAGAGGCTGACAACCTTGCAGCTGACGATAAAGCATGGGAAGAAAATGCTAGACAAGACATTGAAATGGATAATATCAGTTCTGAGTTTGAAGAATTAGATAAAGAGTATAAAGCGGGCAGAGAAGCAGATATTGAAAAAGAAAGAGCGGAAATAGCACTAGAAGATTTTAAGTTTGAACAAGAAGCGCGTGCTGAAATTAGAGCAGAAGAAAGAGAAGATAGATTAAATGCTAAAGACAAAGCATGGGAAGAAAATGCTAGACAAGACATTGAAATGGATAATATCAGTTCTGAGTTTGAAGAATTAGATAAAACATATGAAGCCGGAATACTCGCAGATGAAACCTTGCGTGCAGAAATAGCACAAGAAGATTATAACTTTGAACAAGAAGCAAGAGCAGAAATTAGAGCAGAAGAAAGAGAAGATAGATTAAATGCTAAAGACAAAGCATGGGAAGAAAATGCCAGACAAGAAATCGAAATGGATAATATCGATGAACAGTTTAATAATTTAGATGATGAGTATAAAGCGGGCAGAGAAGCAGAAGAGTTTGCCGAGCTACCTACCAATGTTAATTTAGATGACATAGCGGCTGCGGAATACAAACAAAACCTTGAAGAAATCAATCAATTCTTCCATGGTGTTATCGACAAAGAGTTCAGTGGTGGTTTCTTTGGTTTCAACCCTATGAACAGCATGGCGCATTCAGCAATTGCCGAACACATGAATATGTATAACAATGTTGATAATGTAACTCCAGAAATGATTGCCAACACTAGAAACATGATTATCGATAAAGCTGGTTCTCAACTTGGACAACAGAAAACTCAATATATTTTAGATAGGTTCGACCAGTTTGCTCAATCAATACTAGACGGAACTAATGATTCTAATATGAGGGTAGAAGATTTAAAATTCGAAACCGATGCTAGATTTGATATACAAATGGATGAAATTATCAACCAATTTAAAGAATTAGATAGTACATTCAAAAAAGAACAAATAGCAATAATTGAGGCTAGTAAACCACCACCACCTTTAATTGGACCAAATGATTACAAATCGTCTATGACCATGAAACACTTCTCTGGAGAAGATGATGCTAGAGAATTTCTTGAATATATGAACAAGGCCAATCCACTACCAGACGGCGGAGTGTATTATATCGAAACTGAAGACAAAGCAATTATTAAGGCAATGTCGGTTCCAAAAGTAGACCCAGCGGGAACTGGTACGAGAAGTCATGAGTTTATCGGTGGATTTCCGTCTACCGGCGAGATGTTTTACCAGGATACAGATGATGGGCATTACCTGAAGAATCAACAGGACGTTGACCTTGGTTGGCCTGAGTGATGCGCAGTGAAAAATGATTAAACTAAATAGATAGTTAAGAAACAAATAATATAATGATATAGGATGAAATGATATGTTACCAGTAATAGACACGCCACAATATACTTTAAAAGTACCATCAACAAAAAAGGAAGTAAAATTTAGACCATTTTTAGTAAAAGAAGAAAAAATACTATTAACTGCTTTAGAATCTGCTGATGATGATAATAAAGCAATTAACGTTGCTACAGATAGGATTATACAAGCTTGTACATTTGGAAACCTCGAAGTTAAAGAATTAACAGAGTTTGATATTGAATATATATTTTTAAGTTTAAGAGCAAAGAGTAGAGGAGAATTATTAACTCCATCAATGCCTTGTATTAATGAAGTGGATGGTAAGACGTGCGGAGAGATAAATGAAGTTTCTATTAATATTGATGATGTAGAAGTCACTTTTCCAGAAACTGACGTATCTAAGATTTGGTTGACCGATACTGTTGGAATTCAATTTAAGTATATTACTTCGGCAACAACTAGATTTCATAATAATGAGAAAGATATAGTAAAAAGAATGTTTAAAATAATCGTTGATTCGATTGATTTCATTTTTGATGAAGAAAATATTTACAAAGGTTCTGAAACGCCTAAAAAAGAATTAATGGATTTTGTCGATAATTTGACAGAAGTCAATTTTGATAAAGTTAAGAAGTTTTTTGATCAGCAACCAGTATTAAAATACGAGGCTGAGTATAAATGTAGTAAATGCGGTTATAAAGAGGATATTGTTTTCGAAGGACTTGATAGTTTTTTCGTCTGAGCATGAATGGTCAAAGTTTGGTAAATTATTATCAAACTAATTTCCAACTCATGCAACACCACAATTATTCTTTATACGACTTAGAAAATATGATGCCATACGAACGTGATGTTTATGTTGCGTTCTTAACATCCTTCTTGAAAGAAGAAGACGCTAAAAATACACAGTAAAAAAGGATAATTATGCCAACAGAATCATTAAACAAATTAGGTGCCATGGGTGCAACCATGAAAGGTGCTCTAGCAAAGGCTAATTCGGATTTCTTAAAGAAATTCTCAGCCGATCAAAGGTTAATTTCCAAGGCGGAAGGTATTCAACGAAAGCAATTAGAGGCGAAAGTCCGCAGAGATAAATCTGCAGATGCTAAGATGTTTCTTCAGAAAATGGAAAAAGGTCTGTTTAATAAGTTTGGTGAGGAGATGAAGAAAGCAGTCGCTGCTTCCACAAAATCTACTAAACCCGCTGCTGGTGAAGAGAAACAAAGAAGGTTAGACGAACAGTCCTCAAAACACGCTGGTGCAACTGCTCAATCGTCTGAGAAATTAGTTTCGTCAATGCAAGAACAATTTACTCAAACGGAAAGACATCACAACGAGAAAAGTAAATCATCAAGAATCCTAAACATCATTCAAGGTAAGGCTGCACTCCAGCAATTTACCGATGCTAAAGGCGCACTACAAGCATCTAAAGATATCAAACACATGGCACACCAAAACTGGGTTGCTACTACTGGTGTACAAAAAGAATTAGTCAGAATCCATTCCGTATTAGTCGCAGACACGCCTTCACAGGCAAAAGATAGATTGAAAAGAATGTCCAAAGAAAGAAGTGGTGGCCTTGATAAAGAGGCAAACTTGGATAATAAATTCGATGAGTTGATGAAGTCGAAGGGTTCTTGGATTAAAGGTCAACTGGGAATGAAGACGCAAGCGTTTGCAGACCTAACATCATTTAATAAGGAATTAGCAAGAGTACAGAAGAAAAAAAATCTTGGGGGCGAAAATGTCCTTTCGAATAAAGAGCAGAAAGTATTAGCGCAAGGGTTAGAGCTTGCGGATGAACGCAAGGCTCAGACTAAGCGTTCTGCAAGGAAGACCAAATGGAAAATGACGGGTCAAAGGTATGATGGTATCAATGATAGTCAATTTGATGAAATTGTCAAAATAAGTCAAGGTCTGGGAAAGTGGAGCATGGCCGATGCGAAAGCTAAAGGCGAAGAAATTGATAAAATTCTTGCTAAGAGCGGAATTGAACAATTTGTGGATATAAACAAAAGTAAGCAACGCGGCACCTCAGCAACTGAAGGTAGATTAACCCACGCGTTGGGTATGGATAGTATTTCATGGTTGCCGTCAGCAATGACGGGTGGTGGAGCCGGTGGAGCAGGCGGAGCCGGCGGTGCTGGTGGTGGTAGTTTCGGCGGAGCCGGTGGTGGCATGCTAGGCGGTAGGAGTTGGAACTTCAGTGAAAAGGGCGAAGCTGGTCTTGCCTCTGGAAAATATAAAATATTTGACCATAAGGGGGAAAACCGTTCAGGTAAAACTCCTGGGTTATATAACACAGAAACTAACAAATTCATAGAGCAGGCGCAGTTACAAGGAGCAAGTGGTGGGGGAGAACGTGGTTCATTTGATTGGATGAAATCTCTTCAAAAATCAACCGTAGATGATGCGGTTTCTAGATTAGCAGATAAAATGAACATTAATAATGTTCTAAAGAATGATGAGTTGATGAAACTTAATACAACATCTGAGAAAATAGAACAAAATACTTCAACTCTAGTTAAGTTTGATAAGAAAGAAGATAAACGCGACATATATAATAAACGTAAATCTCTCAGAAACGTAAGAGATGGTGTTGGTGAAGGTGCGGGCAAAGGCGGTTCGTTTGCATCGAGAATGAAGATGAAGAAGGGTGGCAAAGGTGCTGGTGGTATTTTAGATTGGATTGGGAAAAATCCACTTACATCATTGGGTGTTGCTGGAACTAGCAGTTTAGGCGTATGGGCAACTTTAAAGAGAATTATATCAAAATCTCCTAAGCACAAAGGTAAAGTAGCAGCGTGGATTATTAAAAGATTTGGTGGTGCGGCGATTGTTGCCGCGATGACTGGACCAGTTGGAATCATAGCCGGCATACTACTTGCGGGTTACAGTGCGTATGAGTTGATTAAAATACTCAGGGAGATGGAAACTGAAATTGATGCGGAAATTAAAGCAGAAGACGGAGCAAAAACTTTGCTCGACCAACCTGCAAATGCGGGTTTATCGTCTGCTTTATTAACGCCGTTTTCTGGTGACCTGACTAATACGGTAGCTGCATTAGGCGATGGTCAACAATTTAGACGACCAAAAAATGCTGGTAAATTTATGTCAATGAAAAATTATAAATTATTACAAAGTCAGACAAGACAGAATTTTGGTATGAATACTCCTGGCCAAAGTGCAGAATACTATAAGACACAAGGTACAAAAGTTAAAGCACATGTGGAAAAAGTAGTTGCTAAATATGATAAGTTTTGGGGTGGTGCTAAAGGTCATCGTGATGCTAAGAAATTAGAACAAGATAAATGGTTGAAGAAGCACAACGAAAAGATGGCAGCGAGGCAAGATATCAAAGACGGTCAATCTAAAGCAAAGGGTAGTAAACTTTGGAAGCAAGGTAGCCTTTTCAAAGGCCCAGGAGCTTTAATGTGGTTTGGTCTTTTTCTACAATTTATGGATTATTTCGAAAATCAAAATAAAATAACTCTACCTAATGGTGTTCCGACAGATGCTATGAAGAAATCCGGCGGTATTGGTAGTATGGTTGCAGATTTGGTTCTTGGTAAATCTGCCCATGCGAAATTCGAAGAAGCAAGTGCTTTTAAATTTTGGTCTAAAGATAGTGGAACACCATTAGAATTAATCCAACGTGCTATTGCTAAAGACTGGGTTGAGAATAAAAATATGAAGAGTATCAAGGGGTATAAGTTTGGTGATATCCCTAAAGCCGCTTTTGCGGACGTAGTTGGTATGGACATTGGTGGTATTAAAGCTGGACTTGCTCATAGGCAGTACAACAAACAATATCAAATAGATACTATGGGTTATTCTAGAAATAAACGACTTGGTGGTAGAACATCAAGAGATTTCAAAGACGGAAGCAAGGGGTTGAATCCTTGGATATGGGACTGGTGGAAAGCAAGCACAGACGACTTGCCAATAGGTAATCGTAATAAATGGAAAGGTAAGAATATTGAACTTGATTTAAACACTATTATTAACGACCTTTCTCGAAATGACTTATCTCCATCTCAAACGATTGTTGCGAGTGGTGGTGTTGGAACTAATGTGATTACAGATAATAGTCAACGAAATACGACAAATAATTCTAATTCATATGTAACTCCAAGTACTGCTCACGCACCTGCTTTACCGGCTGGTATGAATTTTGTATAAAAAAAAGGGAGTCATAAAGACTCCCTTTTAAAGTTTATCGTTTAACCGATTTTAACTTTCTGCTAATTTAGAAAAATAACTCATTGTATCATCTTCATCAGCATCAGAACTTGATGAACCAGCAGTGGTGTTTGAATCCCAAGGAATCTCATCTGAAGCATTACTAACGTCAGCAACTGGTGTTACTTCGGCAGAAACGGATTCAGCAGTAAAACTCGATGGACTAGCAGAACCACCTGTTACACGCAAGAACTTAGTTTTTAACTCATCATAAGTTTTAAACTTGTCTTCAGCAACTTCGGCGTTTAACGAATACAAATCATTATATAAACTTTCCATTTTGTCTTCGTCACTCAACCATTGAGATGGTTCTTCGAAAGCAGATTTATCGTATTTAACAAAACCATCTGCTTTACGTGCTTTTAGTTTAAAATCAGCACCGTTGAATAAATCAAAAACATTCACTGGAGTTTCATCATCAAACTCGGGAGCACCCGCTGCTTGAACCATGTCAAAAATACTCTTACCATATTTGAATAAGAATGTCTTACCCTC